ATCATATACTAATGGAGTCATAATAAGTGGAATATATGGAGAATAAACAGCACCTGTTTCAAGGAACTGAGAACCTCTATATCCCATTAGAATTGCATTTTCAGTCATATATGGGTTTTTGTAAACTTGGTATCTATTGTTGATAGCACCAACTTTTTGTACACCCATTGCAAACTGTGCTTTATCACCATCTGTATCAGCAGCATATCCTGGAATAGATTCTAAGATAGTTGCAACAGTTGGAGAACAAACAAGGAAGTTAGCTCCACCTCTTAAAGTTAATTGGTGAATCTTGTTACTAACTTTTTGTACTTGAGTTCCTAAAGTTTGGAACCATGTACCTTGGTTGTAAGCTTGTCCTGATGTAGCATTATCAACAAAGTTTCCTACAGCTGCATCATATTTGAATCCAATTTTTGCAGACCAATAAGCAGTTGTTTGAGCATTGTTTAATAACATGTCTAAGATTTCTAAATCAATTTCTTGTGAAACATATTCAGATAACATAGAAGTTAATTCAGCTTCTGCATCAATTGAATGATAAGCATTCAAGTCTTGAGCGAACTCAGGAGACCAAACAGCCTTCAATTTACGTGTCTTAGCAACAATCGCTTCAGATCTCATTTCAAGATTGATTTCTGGAATATCTAATGTTGTTTTATCAGCAGCACCATTTAAGTTGATAGCTCTATCATCTTCAAAATCACCTCTATCATCAGCAGTTGGAAGTTTTTGATATACAACAGCTAATGTATCTGCGTCATCAAAAGTAACATTATCAGTTACAAATTGTACTGTATCATCTACAGTTGCTCTAGTTACTAATTTAGTAAACTCAGGGAAAACAGTTACAAGACCAGTTCCATCTGTACTTGCTACGTTAACTAAGTTAAATGATCTAATACCTTCAAAATCTGCATCAGATATATCTGATTTTCTAACTTCAATAGTTAATGGTTGAGTTAATGAACTTGAAGCAGTTAACCACTCTGAGTTCCAATTAACATCAGCAACATCAACCGATCCAGTTGCAAATTTAGTAGTTGAAATTACAGTTGTTGCACCTGGGTCACGTTCTTGTGTTAAAGTAGAACTAGATACATCATTTATAGAATATCCAAATCTACCTGCACCATAAAGACCTTCAACAGCTGTATCAGTACCATTACCTCTTGCAAGGTCAGTTACACCAAATACAGAATCTAATTGTGAAGTTCTTCCTGAATCCGTTAAGAAATCATTTCCACCTGCAGTTCCTGTTGTTCCTTGTTTAGTTCCATATTTGAAATCTAAATAAAATACAAGACCTGATGGTAGGTTCATTGGCTGAACGCTTACAAAATCTTTTGCAGCTATTTCAGCAAAGATTCTACGAACTAATGGAAGGGCAACACCCGACCATTCTTCAGCAGATCCCCCAGTACCAGTTGCAGTAGCTTCTGTTACTAGTTGCTTAGCTTGGTTCTCTAATAGAACCGCCATGCCTTTTCTTTCTACCTCATTACTAATTCCTTCTAACAAACCTGTTTTTTCCCACTTTTTCTCAAGTGCGATAGCAGCAGCATTTGCATTAGCATTAGTATCTGTTGGTAATAATGAATTAATATTCATTCCTTTTCTCCTTTTAATTTTACAGATTAGCTAACTTCTTCCATCTTGCAGCTAAATCATTACCTTCAGAAATTATTTTCTTACTTGGTGCAGTTGAAGCGCTAGGTTTTGAAGCATAGCTTTCTTTAATTGATCTTTTTGTTTCAGACCCACCTAATTGAAATGATTCAGATAATGTAGCAAATACTAATTTAACTTCACGTAAGTTAGACGCTCTATCAAAGTTTTCAATAACTTTCATTTTCTGTTGTTCATTCATTGAATGGTTTCTAAACAATTTGTTTGAGAATAATAATTTTGCGTTTAAAAGATTAACTTCATTAATTTTGCTTCTTAAGAATTTAATAACATTGTAAGCTTCTTCTAGCTCTTTTGTTTCTGTTACTTCTTCTTCATCAGCAGTTTCAGTTACTTCTTCTTCACCTTCTTCTTCTCTCAATGCGTTAATGATTTCATCTAGATTGATGTCTTCATCAACTTCCTCAGCTTCTTCAGCTTCTGAAACAGTGTCTTCTTCAGACTCTTCTGCTTCATCAACTTCTTTATCGCCTCGGCCTTCTTCAGATACTGGTTCTTCTTCTTCAGCCATTTCATCTTCTAATTCTTTGATGATAGCTTCAAGTTCTAAATCATCCTCTTCTGATACAGGCTCTTCATCGCCTCTACCTTCTTCAGCAACAGGCTCATCTTCGGGCGCCATTTCTTCAGAATGTACATCAGTTGGGTCTTCATCAGCATCGTTCATACCTCTACCTTCAGCTGCAACAGGATCTTCAACAGGTTCTTCAATAGGAGCTTCCATTTCTGGTGCTGCCATTTCATCTTCCATTTCTAATTCTTCTTCTTCAGCTAATTTAGCAGATAACATTGATTGAATTCTAGGGGTGAATGCTTCTTCTAACGCAATTTTTGCGTTTGCTAATGCAGTTTCTCGTACGGCTTTCGCGTCTGCAATAGCTTCTTTCAATAATTTGTTCATTGAATTTCTCCTCTTATTTAATTCGGAATAAGGTTATTAGGAACCTTAATAGGGAGTACATAAGTACTCTAATAGATAATAGTTGAGTGACCGTATATTAAGA